GAATGTCTGTTATGTCGTCAGCCGACATGTCAAACCGATGCTTGCCCTTTACTTGATAGATCATAAACTTCAAGTAGCGTTCGACAGTCTCATCCCAATTCTCACGACGCTCCTCGTCATCAAGCCAACGTGCATAGCGTGACTTGTGTATAAACTGTTGGTAGGTTGTTGGTAGCATATTATTCATTGTTATCTTCCTTTGTTGCGATCAATTTGTTCAAGTAGAATTGTGCCTTTTTGAGGTCTTCGATTCCGTTTTTGTATCTGTACCGCCAGAGGTACTTGAGGATGTTTCCCTGTAGGTAGTATTGGAAGCCGTCGCCTGTCGCCGCTGCGATTGCGTCAAGGCATTCGATACCTGCCTGATTATAGTGTGGCGGGTGATTGACGTTATCGACATCCTTGCTCTTCTCCCCCAAGTAATCCTCGTTGCGTATCTTCATGTATTCGTCGTGTCTCATCTGTTGTCTCCATCACCCTGTATCTTACCAGCAGCCTTGCGAGACTTCAGCTTGTACATATTCATCTCTGCAATCTGCTGCAAAGAAAACCCTAGATCATCTGCGAGGGCAGCGCAATACCAGAGAACGTCACCGATCTCTTTTGCTATCTCTCCCTTGAACCGCGAGTCGTCACGCCCGTCGCGGTAGACCTTCTTCACCTTGTCTGCCACCTCGCCTGCCTCACCGGCTAGGCCCAGAGTGGGGTAGGTGATCTTCATGTCTTCTGGGTAGATGGCAAACTCACGAGCCTGCATCTGATAGTTGTTGAGGGTCCAGTTCTCTTTGATCATTGCGTCTTACCAAAATCTATCTTAACTATGTTCGTACCGTCTTCGTGCTTTACGACGGGGCCGTTGTCGTTGTCCACCTCGTCAAGCATCTTCTCCTTGACGTTCTCGAAGGCCAGCCGCGCCAAGCCTGCTTCCATCACTCTATCGAAGTCAGACTCTAGGAGTTCCATCATGCCGTTCGTGACAATCGTACCGGCCTCGTAGAACTCTTCGTCGTCGTCTGTGGTCGTATCGTACGCAGACACTTGGAAGCTTTCCTCGTCTATCTTACGCAGGATAATATACCAGCGGTTAGGCATCAGGGTTGCCTTTTCGAATTCACCCTCATCAATCGTTGTCATCTTTTAGCCACTCCTCTGGGATCGAACCCTCTGCCCACTTGAATCCATTCTTCTCTGCCCACGCACCGTACGTGGTTTTGCTTCCCTTGTAAATCTTATTCCGTGCATTCAGGAAAACAATACGAATGTCCAAGTCAGGATGCTGCTCCTTGATCAGAAGCATCTTAACACGGTCACCCTTGTCGAAGTAGCCCTTCGCTTCGATGATTATGTTCTGCTTGGTAAGATGAAAGTCTGGCGTGTAGGTGCGGGGCTTGGGCACGTACGTAAGTCGTAGGCTCTCATATTCGTACAAAATTTTTTTGCTGCTGAGTTTTTTCGCTATGCCTAACTCGAAGTTAGACCGGAACCCTGCCTTGCGATTGCCACGCTTCATATCTGCATTCCTATCGACCCCATTCTTTGTATCACGTACCCTGCCACTCTTGGGGAAAGTTTTTCGATTATAGATAGTTCGTTTGTCAAACGATTCAGTGGGACGCATACGTTGGCTCCAGAGTGTGCTACTCTTCCTATCTTCTGCAATTCAGATTCGAGTGTGGTGATGTCACGCTTTTCGGTACCCGAAGACAGCGTACCCAACTCACTGTAGTTATCGCGCAGTGTGAGAGGGAGGCCCCTCTCGTTCATACGAAGACGAACAAGCTTACGCTCCCCACCACTGCCGCCGTGAGACTCAACATAGACGTGATGCAGTTCCTTGTTCATCTCCATCAGTTCTATCTCGTAGTCTCGTACGAAGATGTAGGGCATATCACACCTCCCTTGTCTTCAGCTTGGTGTACCATACCTGTGGCGGCGACTTGGCCTGTGATGTCACACGGGGGTGCAGTTCAGCTTTCGGCCAGCAGTGACTGCGAAATCCGCACAGATTGCACTCCTTCGCCAAGACCTTGTTGCCTGTACGCAGGGTCTCACCCTTGCGGCGGTACGTCTCGAACTCGTCGGGGTAGGGTTTGAATTCTTTAACGTCAGGGTCTGTCAAGAATTTGACACGCTCCTCAGCATCCGCCAAGTATTTGGCACGGTCCTCATCCTGCCACTCAGGTGCCTCGACCATAGCCACCTCGCCACTCGACTTGTTGACTACGATCCAGCCGCCGAATGGCATGCCTGTCGCCGCAGAGTATAGGAAGCCCTGCATGACGTAGCCAAAGGGATCGTCTTCCTTGAGGCCATCGTAGCCGCCGAACCCAGTGAACTTGTTTTTGAACGCCCAGTCACTTGCTGACTTGATGTCCCACACTTTCTCTGTGCCGGTCTCGTCGCGTATGATTACGTCGAGTGTGCCCTTGATCGTCTGGTCACCTACCTTCAGTTCGACCTGTCGCTGTGCATCAACGATGTCCACACCCGACTCTCGCATGACAAGCATGAGGATAGCTTCTGTGATGTCACCGAAGATAAATCGAAACAGCGTATTGTACTGCATCGACTCCTTGATGCCCTTCTTCTCTAGGACCTGCTGGCATAGGGGGCGACCCAAGCCAGACATACGTATGCGATACTCACCGCGCTTTTCAGTGAGTTGCCTGTTTACTGAGTGTCTCGTCTCTTCTACAAACGCAGAAAGACCTGCGGAGGAAGCACTGGTCTCCCCCCGCAAAGCCTTAGACATGTAGTCTTGAATGTTAAGCAGCGTCAGCATCTTTGAAATCCGCAGCCAGATCGATATCACTATCGTCTGACATCAGCTTAGATGCTTCCCTGTGTCCATTCATTACGTTTTCGTTGTGACCCTTGACGGTTTCCGCGAAAGTTCCCAACAGTTCCTTATCGTCGTCCGTGATAGCTACAGTGCTATCGAACGTAGGCATCGGTGTCCAGTAGGTCACGCTGCCCTTCTTCTGACGGTTCGTACGCAGCAAGATGCTGGTCTGCGCCATCAGTTTGTTTTGCTTCGTCAGACCCTGAATGAAGTCTGCGATAGGCTTGAACCCTGACCGCTTGAAGTAAGCAATCACCGGCTCGTCGGTTACCTCGACAGGAGTACCATCCGCAGAGTGGAACGTGCCACTGATGCGTCCGTAAATCACCTGATTACATACGACGGCACGAGAAGTCAGGTATCGCACGTCATCCTTGTCGAGTGCATCCTCCTCGTCACGAGTGAGGCGACCACACTTGTTACCGCCCTGCGTGTCGGGGAATCCACCACCGAACGAAGTCTTCTGAACTGACTTGCACGAGAAGCCGCCCTTACCCTCGTTGGCCTCTGCATCCCACATAGAATACTCGTAGGTACGCAGCAACGCTCGAAGCTTGACTTCTTTGGCGAAGATATACTGGCCGTTAAGAAACATCTTCCAGTCGCCCCGTGTGAGGTTGTGACCGTCGTCCGTCTCCTGATCGTAGTTGATGTTCAAACGAGGAAGCCCAACCTTCTCAGTGGCACCGCCACCCTGTCCAGTAAGCTTCATCATCTCCTCGACGTTATCGCTCGACATAGCCGCTACGATGTTATCAAGGTCGTTATCCATTTCCATGAGTTCTGTCCCTAACATGATCCTTCGATCTCCTTTACGTTCTAGGGTTGGTAGATAGATATTACTACTCTACGACGTGCAAGTCAAGCCAGTTATCGCCCATTTTTATCTCAATCTCGACGGGCATGTCGTACTCGACACCATAGCGTCGTATCGTCTCTTCAGGCAGAGAGAGCATAGCCTCTCGCATCAGCTTGACGCAAATGATTTTTTCGTCTGGGTGACAGTCGATCACAATCGAGTCGTGGACCGTGTTGCATATCACAGACTGTAGTTTGTTTTCTATGAACAGACTGTCGAGACGAACGAGGGCAGCGGGCAGCAGGTCAGCGGTTGCAAATCCCTGCACAGGATAGTTGCATATGTTTGTCCTGTGTGTTGCCGTGCCGTACTTTGTCCACCGCGCATCAGGAAAAGCGTACTGCCTACCAGAGGGAAGCGTCACTACGCGCTTCTCGACGGCCTCTCGCTGCAAGTCTTCATGCCAGAGGGATACACCCCCATACTTCTCCTTGAAGGCCCTGTAGTAGCGTTGCTGGGCCTCTGTGCCCGTAGTGCCACCATAGAGAGGCTTGAATGTGTGGGCCTTCGCTTCTTGTCGTGAGCAGCCTATGACACCCGCGGTGTAGCTGTGTACGTCGGTGCCGATACGCACGTCATCATACGCCTGCTGATCATTGGCTAGAAATCCTGCCACTCTGAATTCGAGTTGCGAGTAGTCGCCCTCAATGATCTTGCCGTCCTCAAAGCGACTCTCGACAACCTTGCGTATCTCGAAGGTATTACCTCGTGGCATATTCTGAAAGTTCGGGTTACGAGACGAAAGGCGACCCGTCGCCGTAACACACTGCATAAATTCCGGATGTACGATTCCGTAGTCATCGACATTGTTTTTCATCCCCTCCACAAAGGTTCCCAAATACATACGCAGAGCATTGTAGCGCACATACGACGATGCGAACTCACGGGCCGGACCCGACAGTTCGAGTTCACGTTCAGCCAGTGTGTCCTTGTCCGTCTTAAATCCAGCAGATGCCACGTCACGCACGTTGCGTGGTACGATCTTGAAGCCTGCTACCTCACTCGTCGGACGATAGACCACACCCTTGCCGTCACACGTCTTGCAGATACGCAGTGCCTTGCTTGGTGTGCCGTCCTTTCGTACGGGCCGGACTTTGCCAAACCCGACACAGGTGCGGCACTGCTCACCAATTGTCTTATATACGACATCCGTGTTGTTGCGTACAGCGAGGCGGAAGTCTTTGCCTGACATGCGTGTGCGCTGCTTGGGCTTCATCGTGGCACCACGACGCTCCATACCCAAGTTGAACATCTGTGACCATGCCTTCTTGTCTCTTACCTTGCGAGAGTAGAGAAGCATCGACCTGTCGTCTGGGCTGGTCAGACTGATGGGCGTGTCACCCATAGCCTCACGTGCCATCTCGTTGAGGCGCAGTTCGAGTGTGTCGAGTTCCTCTTGGTACTGCTTCTCAATCTCTTGTAGTGTATCTAGGTTGACCCGCAAGCCATTGCGTTCGATGCGGGCCAGTGTGTCGGCCATCTCAAACGACAAGCGCAGTGTCGGCAGTAGATCGTTCGTCATTGTATAAGTCCTCGAATGTAGTGCCAAAGGCATCCAGTTGTTTCAGAGCCACCTGCTCTGTGCTTATGACATCAGCGATGCCATACTCTCGTACTATCTCCCACGGTATCTCGTAGAACGTCTTGCCCCCGTCCAGATACGGCTGAACAAGGTCCTTCTCCTTTTGCACTGTGTCATACTTTTTTGCAAGAGCAGCAAGTCCAAGAGGCCAGCGTCTCGCTTTTGATAGAACATACTCCGCAACCATAGTATCATAGATGTCTCCCTTGTATACGAACCCGCAGTCACGTATCCACTGCAAGTCAAACTTGATGTTCTGGCCCAAGACCACATCGGCACAGTATAGGGCAGTCTGAAAGCTGTGCATTGCGTTGGGCGTGGGTGGCTCAGTCTCGTGGTAGTAGCAGTGGTAGAACACATTGTCCTCACCCAGCCACTTGTAGCCTATCGACACGAGGCGGTTACCGAAGTAGGGCAACGCAGTCGTGCCACCGTTCGGCTTGCCCGTGTGGGTTGTCTCCACGTCAAAGGTCAGGACATTCATTCCGACTCCTCCTCGAACCGCTTCTGTGCAAAGTATGCAGCGAACTTCTCTGTGTGTTCATCTGATAGCATAGGCCAACGCTTTTGTATACGAACATACTCCTCGTCGTAGAGGCGCTCCAGTGCTTCTTCGTTTTCGTGGTTGCTCATCAGTAGTACACCCCTCGCTGTACGTCAATCTGTGCGTTGATGGGACCGTGCCATCCATTGATCTTGTTCTTTGATATACAGATGTGACGCACGATGTTCTCAACGTCACTCGCCCCTGTCTTGCCGATGCCGATGATGATGTCAGCCTCACCCGCCTTGCCGGTCTTCGAGTTATCCATCATGTTGTAGTCGATGAACTGGCGGTCATGCCCGTCGTTCGATGCCTGACTTACAGCCCACACCAGCATCTTGTTGCGCTTGGCTATCTCACGGGCGTGAACATATGTCTCCTTGAGCCGCTCGTCACCACGGTTGTACTCGCCAGATATGCGGAACTTGTCAAGCTGATCCATAAACATGATGTCAGGCTTGTTCAGCTTTGCGTATGCGTCAGCTTCCTCGACGCCCATGCCCACAGCAGCCATCACCTTGAGATAGGGCATCACATCTCGCTCGTACATCGGTGTGTACTTGGCGCGGTTGTCGTCGAGTTCCTTGCGTGTGATGTTGAAGAACGACTGGATGAGACGCAGCTTGATCTTTTCGGCAGGCTCCTCGTTTGCCCAGTAGACAACCTTGTGTCCAGCCCGCACATACGAGGCGGCGAGAAAGCAGCAGAATGTCGTCTTGCCTACTTCCGGACGAGCAAAGATGATACCCAAGTTGCCCCGATCAAGGCCAGCCACACGCTCGTTGATCAGGCCGAATTCAAAAGGGAAGTCAGGCTCTCCGGTGTTCGCGTCAAGCAGTTCGTCGAGACTGTCCGTCACCTCTTCATAAGTGGTACGGTCAGACATACGCCCGTCCTCGACAGACTCAACCATAGCCCGCAACTCACCGAAGTCCTCGCTCTCACCCGTGAATATCTCAATGGCCTTCTCACCAATGATACGGGCACGGTCACGCAGCCAGAAGTTACGCACCATGTCGAGGTGCATGTCCATGTTGTGTGGGTTGCCCTGCTCTAGGGTGACGATCAGTTCCTGTGCCCGCTCTCGTGTAGAGTCCGGCATAGCAGGATTGCGGTCATTGAACAGGATGGCAAGTTCACCAACAGTGATGTCGTTCTCGTAGGTGGTATGCGCGTGGGATATCACGTCGAACACATCACGCATCTCTTTGGTGAACATCTCACGGGTCACCGTGTTAGCCACATTCGAGAAGAACTCAGAGTTGAGGCAGAAACCCAGTAGCTGTTTATCTATCGATGTAGGATCGTAGGAAGTCATCACGTTCGTCCTTTTGCATGTTTTTCAAGTCGGTTCGAAGAACCATGAGTTTTGTCGGCACGTGGGTGTGCAGCGCACGTACCATCGTAATAGCCTTGTCAGTGGCATCCTTGTCAAGCGCGACGAACACACGGTCATATTGTTTCAATACGCTGATGTGTTCGCTAAGAAGATTAGTTCCTAAGATTGCCACCCCAGTGACAACACCGCTAATACTGCAAGCACTAGCACAGTCTTCAACAACACAGGCCACAGATAAACTTGCCCCAGAAACAAAAGGACTTTTACTTGATCCATAGCGATACCACTTAGGTGTTCTACCATCGATTGATCTCCCTGCCGCATCGACAACCTTGTTGCCGTCTTTGATTAAAAATACCGCACGATTACGCTTGAAGTCGTATCGAATGTCAGCCCTGCCCGACAGATACGCATCGTATGCTTGTACACGTTTAACATAAAGTTCCGCGTCTAAACTACGAGAAAGACTGACAAATGTGTCAGGTACCTCGTAAGTGTTACTAGTACGGGAAGGAGCAGGAGCCAGAGCCTGCGACCCACGCAGGGTTCGGGCGGCGTGTTCTTTTGTTAGGGTGATACCTGTGCGACCAGACACGTTGCAGTCGGCGTGGAAACAATACCACAGGCGTTGCATTCCGTCGTCCGTCACGCTAAATGTATTCTTCTTGCCGCAGACAGGACAGTCTGATCTATATCGTGTCAGCGCAGGGAAGTCGAGTGACTCGACATACCCACATAACCAAGCTGGTGATTTCATCGTTGCGTTCCTTGTTTGTCAGAAGACATGTCCCCTGCATAATCGACATGACAAATCTTGTCAACACGAAAAAATCTCTTGACCCCTGTTGACAAACCAGCTACACACAAAGAACAACACCCTATAGGGAATACCCTGTTATGAAAAAGGTTAATAAAATCAACCCTATAGCTAAACAGTTACGCAAGTATGGTAAACAAGTAATACCTGACAAGCGTACTAAAGAAAAAGATAAACAAGCTAAGAAGGACATTCGTGATGGGAAGACCAGCGAAGATAGATGAACCGACAAAGACCTATAGTCTGTTGATGTCAGTCAAGCAGTATGAGAGACTGGCTGCACACTCTGAACGCTTACAGAAGACAAGCAGGGAACAAGTTGCTGTGTCTGACTTGATGCGTGAGGGTATCGACATATACTTGGAGGCACTGGACGATGACAGTGAAGTGGGTGCTGCTGCTAGTGACAGCAATTAATCGATCAGAGTTCGACTCGAAGCCTATAGCGGAGTATGAAACCATGTCAGACTGTTACGTCGCATCGACGAAGTTATTCTGGGAAAATGTGCCAATGAATCAAGAACTCCTGTGCATGAGAGTGGGTGGAAACGATGAAGAATAACCTGAAGACCAAGCCCCTAGAGATAGAGATTGTCAACAGATGGAGGTGGGAGGTTGTCGCTCCTGTGTCATCCGTTCGCATCGGGGAGACAAGCCGCGAACTTGTCAAGAAGAAGCAGGCTGTAGACTATCTGCGCCTCGTTACAATATTTGTCGGAAAAAGTGAACAAGAGTGTAAACGATGGCTTGACAAGCACCGTCACGTCTTGGTAAAACTGGGTATTCCCTACGAGGTTGGTAGTTCGTAGGGATACACTTTCGTTGTTGTGTGTGGAGAGCGGGGCTGGATTTTTCTGGCCCCGTTCTTTTTTTGCTTGACGCCCATTGTTTTAACCGATATGGGTTATGTATCGCAACAAACCGGAAGGGTTACACACGATGGAAATCACGAACGAACAACGTCTCGACATGCTCAAGTCATACAACGATTTGAGAAACACACTGCAAACAATATGTGATTGTAATGATTTGTGGATGTCCGATGTAGGCAAGCTGGAAAAGTTGCAGTCTGACTTGTACCGCATCTTCAAGTTTGTACCAAAAGAAGATGATGAAGGCCGCCCCCTGTACTATGCAGATTGGGTGCTGGCAGAACATGGTGGAGATGACGACGATGACTAGGTGGTATCAGCTTGTGATGGACAGCCGGTATAACCCGCTGTCCCACATACCCGACAACAACACACGGCACATGGTGATGCAGGTGTTGGCATGGATGTGGTGTATTATCTTTGCCATGTCCGTCGGGTCAATCACCGTCTTTGGCATCAGTGCCATAGCACATGCCTTACTGATTGCTGGTGTGTTTATTACGGCGGGTGTATTCGAAACAGCCAAGCGTAAGCCGACTTACTTTGGCGGTCTTGGCAGGGGCAATGGGGGTGAGCATGACTGAGAACCACGTTGAATCCTGCAAGTGCTGGGACTGTGGTGGCTGGGGAAAGGTCGAGTACGAAGAACCCCAGCCCGACCCTATCATGGGTGGTGAACTTGTCGGCAAGATAGGTCATTGTCATCTCTGTCATGGCGACGGGGAACTCTATCGCGCCAAGCTAACACAGACAACAGTAGTACGCGCATTCTTGACACAGGCAAAACACGCACTAGAAGACATCGACCTCATTGACTGCGGCCTTGACTTGGCATATGGCAGGATTAACGATGTGATCGGTGACGTTGAAAACTACGAACGAAAGGTAGGTACACGAAATGGGTAAGGTAAAGGATTGGCTGATTGAAATGGAGGAGGACGCCTCGTGTATGACACGCGAGGAGTGGATGACAAAGCACGGCGAGACTGTTGTTGATGTCTACGATGAATTCAAACGCAAAGAACACATCGACGAGCCAGATCAGGGGGACTTGTTCGATGTATAGGCCGACAAAGTATCCGACGCTAGACAAAGACCCCCGCCTTGAGAGCGTGACAAACCGGCTGACAAATCTGCGGACGCTAATTGACGAAGCAGACTGGAATGGCAAAACCGTTGACACTATGACAAGAAACGAGGCAAAACGCCTGACACAGATGACAAACGCAGGGACGCTATGGCTGCCAAGATTCTGACAAGACAAACTGACAAACGCAACGCCGCCAAGACAAACCGCACGACGCTATTGCCTGACTATTCCTGTGATGTGTGCGGCCAGCCAGCCATGACGCAGGAGGGGGACCGGCTGCGCTGCTCGTCCTGTTGGCTGCGAGAAAAGGGGCAACAAATAAAACCGCTTGACCATGGGGGCTACCGTCCGTAAGCTTGCCGCAACGATTAGGAAACACGACAGGGACACAACGACATGACAAAACAGGTAACGCTAATCGACCATGAAAGAATGGTCCATAATATCATGGCCTGCTATCGGGCTGCCGATTCCGTACAGGTTACAGAAGGCTTGCTCTGGTATTCCGACGCACAAAAACAGGCGCATAATATCGCGGCCAAGTATGGCATCGCGGTCTATATTGTTGTGGCTGTTATTGCCGCGCTTTCACCTAACAACAAGTGGGCGCGTAATGTTGTCAATGCTGACGCTTTGATTGCCGCTTTCCTGCGCGGTGACGGCATCGACGCTGTGAAGGTTTCCACCTATCACGCTATGAAAAAGAAGGCTTGGGATATCTTGGCAGCGCGTCCGGACTATGACGGGGCAAAGCGCATGCTGAAGGGACAAAAGATCACGTCTTTTTTTATGGATATTATGGGGGAATTCAACGTGACGATTGACGGCCACGCCCGCAACATTGCCTATGATGAAAAGGTAGGCTTGACCGATGATCGCACCAATATCGGCGTCCGTGAATACCGCGCCTTGCAGGCTGCATATGAAGAAGCAGCGCGGCGTCTGAAGCTTATGCCCTATCAATTACAGGCTATCACTTGGCGCGTCTGGCGGGATCGTTGGGGCATCACTTGACAAACCGGCTGACGCCAAAACTTATTGGGGATCGATTAACGGTTTCTTGTTCGTCCGTTCGGGGGCGGGGCAGGACTGGCGGATTGATCAGGCGGGCGGCGAGTCGATGGGGCCAGCCCGCCACCTTCCCAACTTTTTTTGGCCGGGGGGTTCAACTGGTGCAAATTGTGTGCCATGATTCACGAACTGGCGACGATGCCAGCAACAACAACGAGAGAAAGGGGCACAACATGCCACTTGATATTATACCGATTGAAGAACAAGCCGCCAGCCGGTCGAAGGCAAAGGGTGGGGACATCTGGGCCACGCACAAGCGAATTGACGATGTGAGCCTATATGAACGGTTCGGGCAAATCCGGCGGGTTCCGCTCGAAGCGCAAACAACATACACCCATCAGGACGTTGAATTCGTCGAGCCGCAACCGCTCGAGGGTTTCCACGCTTTGCAGAACACGGCAACGGGCGGAATTCTTAAGGTCCGGCCAGTCGGCAAGTCATATGCCCTAGTGCCGCATGATCTGCTATTTAAGGCACAGGCTGAACAACTGGCTGCGTCCGATCTGCCGCTTGATAATGTTGAAGTGGTGGACCGTCTCTATGAAGAAGGGGCGCGGGTTCATCGCACAATCTACTTCCATGATTTGCAGGAAGCCTCTACCACGCAGGACGGTAAACTGGACATGGTCCGCTGCCGCATGGATATCTTCAACAGCGTTGATATGTCTTGGGCCTTGCAAATATTTAGCGGGGCCTATCGCGACTTGTGCCGGAACACGTTGGTTTTCGGCGGTGAGAAGGCATATCACCAGCGCAAGGTACACAAGGGTTCTGTGTCGCCTGAAGCCATGATCGGCAAGGCTACAATGGGCCTTGAGATGTGGCAGGGCCAGAAGGAACAGATGCGCTTGTGGCGGTCTGCATCTCTGACTGAAAAGCAGTTTGCGGACATCTGCAAGGAAACGCTTTGCAAGAAAAACACGGCAGCAGCGCGAACCGATGAACGTCTGGCCATCAATGAAAGCCGCCTGAATTGGATGCTGGAACGCTTCAAGGAAGAGAAGCAGGAACTGGGCCTGACGCTTTGGGCCGGTTACAATGCCCTGACGCACTGGGCCACCCACTTGCCGGATGCACAGGCCAATGGCCGCAACGAGCGCAAAAGATACCAGCGCAATGATCAAGTCCGGCAGATAGTGGACGGGCCATCTTGGCGGTACTTGGAAGGGTTGGCAGCATAGGATGCAAGCGATCTTGTTACTTTACCGGACGGCGGTTCTGGTTTTTCTTATTCTTCTTATCACCGCCTTCATCTCTATTTAACGCCCTGCGGGGCAGAAAGAGCACACAACATGTCTACCATCTACACACCTGAACTACTGGCGCAACTCAAGCAGCTTGGCGATAACTTCGAACAGGCTATACGACGTGACGAGCGGCAGCGTTTGCTTGTTAAGTTTCGGGCTGAGTTTCCGGCCACTGGCAACAATACCGATATGCACGGCCAGCCGCTGCGCGAATCCGGCCAGCAGCCGGACGACGTTGTAAGTGTCGAACTGAACGCAACACACCGTAAGATGCTTGGATATTTGCGCGATGGATTTATGGCGGTTCCTACTCTTGCCGGTCATTGCAATATTAAGAAGCAGTCGGTTTATACCTATCTGGGTCAGCTTGAACAGGCCGGATATAAGCTTGAAAAGAGAAGCACCGGCAACAGGCGGGGCGGTTACCGTTTGATCTATCGGCTTGCAAAGGCTGCATAGTCTGTGGTTATAATGCGGGGCGGGTCGTTGTTGGCCCGCCTCAACGTCTAGGAACAAGGATAGGAAACCAATGGAACTCTCAATTTTCGCACACGCAAAAGACACCGTTTCGGATCACAACAAGGGTAATGCTAAGGTGTTCTTTGAAACCACCCACCACAAAACCTTTAAGGTTGTTAAGCTTACCGGCACCGATCAGTACGGCCAGCCGATCAAGGTCAAAGTCTTCATGGATTCAAAGCAGCCGGTGAAAAAGGTTACTACGTACACTTCTGATCACCCGAAGCATAAGTAGGGTTTCCCTCGCCCCGGCCTTTGTGCCGGGGTTTTTCAGTTTAGGAAGGGAAAAAGAACGATGGAAATTATCACCAGAAAAGAAGCGAAGGCGGCGGGGTTGCAAAGGTATTTCACCGGGAAGCCGTGTAAGCACGGCCACGTTTCCGGGCGTTTGACGTCTGGCGGCAACTGTCAGGAATGTTTAGATCGTAGATATTGGGGCGACATAGAGCGCCCACAAAAGCACCCTGTCCCGGCGCATCTGCGGCAGTATTTGATGGCTAGGAAGGAAGCAAAGGCGGCAGGGCTTACAACCTATTTTACGGGCCAGCCATGCAGAGAGGGGCACGTTGCAGCCCACTGGACTAGTAGCGCAAATTGTGTAATTTGCGAGAGAGCAAGTTTTGATCTCGCGTTTTGCTGTAACAAAAAAGCCCCTATTCGCAGGACTGAAGAATACCGGGCAGAGCACCAGAGGAAATGGCGCGCGGCCAATGCCGAAAAGGAACGTGCGCGTGTCAGAGAATATCAGATCGAAAATAAAGAAAGGTACATGGAGTATCAAACGGCATATCAGGCGGCAAGGCGTGTGTTGCAACGAAAAGCCCAACCACCATGGGTAGACGTTGCAGGATTGAGAGCGATCTATAGAGATATGAGGCGCAAGAACAGAAAAGCCGGAAAGATCGTTTGTCACGTAGATCATATCGTTCCGCTGAAGGGTAGGAACGTCTGCGGCTTGCACGTGCCGTGGAATCTGCGAGTTATTTCAGCACGTGAAAACATGCAAAAGGGAAACCGCTTTGAAACTTAATCAGTTACCCTGCGCGGGGGGCTAATACCGCGCTTTCCTCCCTCCAACTTGCCCCCGGCCTAGTGCTGGGGGTTTTTTTATGGGCCGGTGCCAGTAAATAACCTTGCGGGTTGTATAGGCTGGATTATCTGGCGGGTTGCATGTTCGGGGATTGCTGCGCTTTCTGCACTCGACGGGCCACCCCACTAATTAACCAACATGACAAATTAGTGTACGCGCGCGGGTGTGCGGGCGTTATATATGGCGGGATAATCCGGCGGGGATATGTGGCGGGTTTGTCTGGGGCTGGGGCACCTTGGCAAGGGCGGCAAATGGAAAAATAAATGGCTGTGCGCGGGCGCACGCAAGGGCCACTGGGGTACCCCCGCATATGCTAGCAATACCGCCATCGATTTTGTATCGGTGTAGTTATCGATATGCGTAAAAAGGATACGTTGGGGTAGTCAGCGGGATACCGGCGGGTACCTATGGGGTTTACCCCGGCGGGCCTATGCCCATAGTACAGTTGAATTTCATTTTTGTCAAGAAAAAAAGTTGACACACATGTAAAAAGTACCTATACTGTTGACGTGAGCCGCATTTTTATGTCGAACCACCCCACAACGAAAATTACTTCGTCATACAATCAGTGGTATCGGACATGAATGCGACTCACTCCTCCTTTTTTCACGGGAAACACCGATGTTCACCGCCATGATCCTTGCATGTTGGCTTCATAGTCCCAACGACTGCACACAATTCACCGACAAACGGGGTCCCTACCTTGACAAGGGCGAGTGTGGCACCCGTGCCGTCGAGATGATAGGCGAAATACGCACGATTACGCCCGGAATGATCATCGTCGGTGCCCAATGCACCATAGTCGCGCAGGAATCCACGTAGATATGAACCTCCTACCCCAACAAACACCGAAAAAGCGGGAACTCACACCCCAACAGACGCAGTTCCTCGACATTCTCTTCGAAAACGGTGGCAACGTGACTGCCGCAGCCGTCGATGCGGGCTATTCGAAGGGCAGCGCAGTCTGGTTACGCAAAACTCTCGCCGATGAGATCGTAGATCGCACGAAAGATGTCCTATCTATGAACGCCTACAAGGCTGCTACACGCCTCGTAGACACAATTGACAACCCCGCCCCCGAACGCGGTGATGATCTGCGTCTCAAGGCCGCTGAGAGCCTTCTCAATCGCGTAGGAGTGAAGCAGGCGGAGACAATCAACCACAATGTAACTGCAGTACACGGCGTTGTCCTGCTCCCACCCAAAAAAGAGGTCGTGATCGATGGCTGATATGTCCAAGTACCCAAAGTATAGAGACTTGACCTCCAGCCAGAGAAAACAAGTAGACATTCTTCTCATGCAGGACGAGGCAGCAGGAATTAAAAATCTGCACGTGAACGACTATATACCTATGGTTGTAGATCAGTCCCGAAAAAAGATGGCGTACGGCGGCAGTTGTAAGGGCCGCTCCGCACAGGGAAGCGCGGAGAAGAACTAGGTGGCAGGACGCCCTAAAAAGGACCCCAACGCACCCAAAGCCACGTACAACCTGTCTACAAAGGAACGTGCCCGACGTGCTGCCCAAAAGAAACTCAACGGGGCCAAGCGTCGTGCAGCCAAGACAACGAAGGCGGCAGAGGACAAACGTCGCTACGCCCGCAAACTAGAAACCAAGATAGGTAAAGTGGAGAAGGCCCTTGTTGGCAAGGATACGACAGTCATTGATCAAGGAGATTTGGATGATCTACCTGCAGCCGTTGCGGACTTGGTTGAAGACAGTGAGATCGTATTTCGTCCGAATGAGGGACCACAGGAAGAGTTTCTCAGCGCGGGTGAAAGAGATGTTCTCTACGGGGGTGCAGCCGGGGGCGGTAAATCTTTCGCTCTCTTGGCCGATCCTCTGCGCTTCTGTCACAACGCTAATCATCGTGGGCTTCTTCTTAGGCGTACTCTCGACGAACTAACCGAACTGATCGACAAGTCACGCCAACTATACACGAAGGCGTTTCCCGGTGCGAAGTTTCGTGAGTCGAAGTCTACGTGGGTCTTTCCCTCCGGCGCAACCATCTGGTTCACCTATCTCGACAAGGACAAGGACGTAACTCGTTTTCAGGGACAGGCATTCAACTGGATTGGCATAGATGAAATTACACAATACCCCACGCCTTATGTGTGGGACTACCTGCGTTCTCGCCTTCGTACTACTGATCCTGAACTCCAGCAACACCTGTACATGCGCTGCACAGCCAACCCCGGAGGAGTGGGTGGTTGGTGGGTCAAGAAAACCTACATCGAAGGAACACCTGAGAATAAGCCTTTTCCTGCCTTCGATATAGAAACGCACAAGCCGTTCCTCTGGCCGAAGGGACACGAGAAGGAGGGTCAGCCTCTCTTCTTCCGAAAGTTTGTCCCTGCCCGCTTGACTGACAATCCGCACCTCATGGCAGACGGTCAATACGAGGCGATGCTCAGATCACTGCCAGACGTAGAACGCAGGCGTCTCCTCGAAGGCGACTGGGACGTAGCAGAGGGAGCCGCCTTCCCAGAGTTCTCACGAGCCAAGCACGTCGTCGAGCCATTCGAACTCCCGACGAACTGGCCGCGCATTCGAATGGCCGACTACGGATACGCAGCACCCTCATGCGTTCTCTGGGGTGCAATCGACTGGGACAACAATATCTGGATATACAGAGAACTATATCAAAAACACTTGACAGCAGAAGAACTAGCTGGTAAAATACTAGAAGCGGAACAGCTAGACCCACTACCTCACTACACGGTCCTCGACTCGTCATGCTGGAACAAGACGGGTTTCGGGCCATCAATTGCAGAAGTGATGATGCGAGAGGGCGTACGATGGACACCATCAGATCGCAACCGTATTCAGGGAAAGATGGAGATACACCGTCGCCTCGCTGACGATCCCTACACAGAGGAGCCACGCCTACGCTTCTTCTCTTCGTGTCAGAACATCGTCAAGCAGATTGCAGGCGTACCACTCTCCAAGACGAACAGCGAAGACGTAGATACGAAGGCAGAGGATCACGCATACGATGCCCTGCGTTACGGAATGATGACACGCATGAGTGGTTACGCCTCTATACACCAGCAACTCAATGCAATCAAGAATCAAGTACATCAAGTTCAAGACGAAGTATTCGGATACTAAATGGCAGAGAAAAAAGACCCAACGCAAATAACCCTACGTGAAGCTGCCGATGCGTATAATGCTCGTGGTGCAGGAAAAGTTGCGAGGTTTAGTACGAAGGGTGCATTAAAACAGTATGGAGACATGCCCCTTGTAGAGGCATTTACTCCTAACGAAAACGGTGTACGTCCTATCGACACGATGCTTGAAGGAATGAAGAGTCAAGGCGCATCTAATTCTCTGCAAGATGATCTTCGTCTGATTTCTAGGGATGTTAATCGCCAAATATTCAATGCTGATCCACAATCTCCAGCACTGAACTTGCTTCCGGGCCTAGAGTCGAATGATCCTCAGACTTTTAATATTTTTGGAGAGCGAGTATCCGCACCAAAACAAACTGAAATTGCAATCATTGTCCAGAATAAAGCCGGATGGTCTGAATTTATGCAGCAGCTAGATTCAATCCGTCAGGGCGGGGGGAATGATGCTGTAATTGCTGATGCTATATATGTTAACTTGCAAACAGGCTATCGCGGTGGAGCAATAGCGGGACTAACTGGTGCAGAATATAAAGTTGATAGGGGCACTATTGAGATTACGCCTCAAACTAAAGCCACTCCAGACGTAGATAAACGTACGGGCGCACAAAAGGTGGGCGGAAAACGCGGGACGGCTATTCCACAAGACGTGCCCCTAAACGAGCAGGCACACGCTCGTCTTCAACAGCGTCTAACTGCTAATCAAGAAGATGCGGGCATACGTTCATTTATTGAGAGCAGGATAAAGGCCGATAAGGCTGCACCTGTGTTTGTAATAGAAGGTAAAAATGGAAAATACCGCCAAGTAAACACGGAGGATATGACAGAGGTTCTTTCTCGTATCAAGACCTCCACTCCTATTATTAAAGATAACTTAACAAACAAAGAATTTAACACTCTTGTGCCTGACGATCCTGCGTATAAAGGCGATGATAAAAAGGGAAAGTTTGGTGCGCCTCTTCTTCGTAACGTATTTGCAAATGTAGCAGCCTTTGAAGTGCAGATGTCTGATACAATGCTTGACTTCCTACAGGGAAGAAGTTTGAAATCTGGCGCAGAGACACGATCAAAGACTGCTAAGTCTGGGTATCTTCCACGCCCACGGGGTACGTTCTATCCTGCAGAGAGGGACGCCGCACAGACAGTCGGAAACTGGTTTGATGGTGTACAGGGCGTTGACGTAGCGGACAGATTTAATTTTGAAACGGATAGGGTAACCAGCGCAACTTATGACATACCGGGCATGTTTGACCAGCCCGCTGCACCAGTTGTCCCGTCGCCTGCACAAGCTGCACCCGCAGAAAAGCCCTCACCCACAAGTCTCAACGAACTATTCGAACAGAATCCTGAAGTTCGTTCAGCTATGGAAAAGGCAGGGTTTAAGTTCAAACAAATTACTGATACAGGCGGCAAGATACTAAAAGGCATACTGCCTGTTGCTGTAGCATCTAGCGCAGTTGTAGCTTCCAGAGAAGCAGAAGCGCAGGGAGACACTTCCTTTGTAGCTGGCATGAAGGGTGTTGCAGCAGGGGCATCAGAATTAGTGGCACCCCCCGGAATGGCTTTTAGTGACAGAGAATTCAGAGAGAGTCAGAGGGCGACTACCCCCGGTGGATCAGGGCTTGGTCCGCGAACAGACGTTGCCCCTCAAACAGATGCTCTGGGGTATATCAAACCAGAGTTTGCATCGTATCCTATGGAGGACGCACCGCGTCAGAGTTTCCTAGATACTGAATCACAACAACCACAAACATAGGGGAGAGAAACCTATGCCCGGTAATAACTACAACTACGGCGCATCATACATTATGAGTGCCGACAAGACCAGCGTCGATAAAGACGAAGGCGCAACACAACTCTACCGTGAAGGCTTGGAGTTTGATGGTCGTGTCGTAACTGGCCCGATGATTGAAGCTATGCCCAAGAAGCAAACAAAAGCAACTGTGGAAGCTTCACTGTTTAAGATGGCAGACGAACGCGACTACTAAGGAAGCGACATGGCCGATAATTTCCTAGAGCCGGACGACGAACGAGCGATTCCGATTATAAACCCTGATGAGCAGATGCCCGGACTTGCGGGCCACATCAAGGCTAAGTTTGACGACGCAGAAAACGGACGGTTCTCATACGAACAGCGATGGCTGCAGGCGTATAAAAACTTTCGTGGAATCTACGATAGTACGACGCAGTACCGCGACAGCGAGAAGTCTAAGGTGTTCATCAAGATCACCAAGACAAAGGTCCTTGCTGCGTACGGGCAGATTATCGACATTCTGTTTGCCAACAAGAAGTTCCCACTTGTAGTAGAAGCAACTCCGATGCCGGAAGGCATTGAGCAGTTTGCTCATATGCGTACGCCCCTAGACGAAGCAACCCAAGCACCCAGTGATCCCTACGGATTTCCGGGAGATGGTCGTGAACTTGCACCCGGAGCGATGCAAGCCAATGAGCCGCATCGTCTGGGTTCCTACGGCAAAGACTTCGGAGATATGATCCTAGCGGGCAAGTCCCGCGCAGGAGAGCCGCAGTTCGAGCCTGCAAAAGAGCAGGCACGGAAGATGGAGAAGTGTATCCACGATCAGTTGCTCGACACAAATGCCGTCAGCGAGTTTCGCAAGGCTATCTTTGAGTCGTCTCTGTTCGGCACAGGTATTGTCAAGGGACCATTCAACTTCTACAAGCGTGTTCACAACTGGAAGATGAATGAAGAGGGAGAGCGGGAGTACGACCCCTACGAGCGTACGGTCCCTCGCATCGAACACGTATCTGTCTGGGACTTTCATCCTGATCCGTCCGCCACGTCTGTAGAGGACTGCGAGTACGTTATCGAACGTCACCGCATGAATCGACAGCAGCTTCGTAGCCTTGTTATGCGTCCTCACTTTGACGCCCAAGCAATTGAAGAGTGCCTCGCAAAGGGGCCAAACTACGAAGATAAATACTATGAGGACACAATCCGTGAGGACGAAACCGAACCTCACATCTCTGAGAACCGTTACGAAGTCCTAGAATATTGGGGCGTCCTCGACTCTAAGTTCGCAAAAGAAGTCGGACTAGAGGGTGCTGAAGACATGTCAGAGTTTGACCAGATGCAAGTCAACATCTGGGTATGCGGTACAATGATCCTTCGCTGCGTCGTAAACCCGTTCACCCCAGCACGTATTCCGTATCAGGCTTTTCCATTCGAAATCAATCCCTATCAAATCTGGGGCGTTGGTGTTGCGGAGAACATGGAAGACGCACAGATGCTGATGAACGGCCACGTTCGTATGGCAATTGACAACCTTGCCCTCGCTGGCAACCTCGTCTTCGATGTCGATGAGGCGTCGTTGGTACCCGGACAGAACATGGACATCTTCCCCGGTAAGATATTCCGTCGTCAGTCGGGCGTCACCGGCACGGCAATCAACGGCCTCAAGTTTCCGAACACTGCCGGTGAAAACATCCAGATGTATCAAATCTCACGCCAGCTTGCTGACGAAGAGACAGGCATTCCGTCGATCACACACGGCCAGACGGGAGTCACCGGCACCGGACGCACTGCAGCAGGCTTGTCTATGCTGATGGGCAGTGCAGGCTTGTCGATGAAGACGGTTATCAAGAACATCGACGATCATCTGCTCAAGCCGATTGGTGAAGCGTTCTTTCAGTGGAACATGCAGTTCGGAGAAAACATAGATGACATCACAGGTGACCTAGAGATTAAACCACGTGGCGTAGCAGCCGTCATGCAAAAGGAAGTACGTACACAACGACTCACCTCACTGCTGCAAACTGTAGCCAACCCTATGCTGGCTCCGTTTGTGAAGATACCAAACTTGATGCGTGAACTAGCTATTTCACAGGACATCGATCCTGACAGCTTGGTTAACGACGCCAACGAGGCGCAAGTGTACGCACAGATGCTACAAGGAATGATGCAAAATGCTCAACAAGCAGCAGGCTCAGAAGCTGGCCCCTCTCCTCTACAGCAAGGAATGGCCCCAAATGGAGGAGTACCTGACGGACCTCCGGGAGTCGATGATTCGGGCCGTGGTAACGGCACAATCGGAGTCGGAACTGCGCCAAGTGCAGGGGAAGCTGGGTTTACTGGAAATGCTCCTGAAGTTGAAGGATAGTCACGAGGCAGTGGTAAAAAGCAATGGTTGACAGAAAAACATACACACCAGACGAATACCAGTCTTCTTTCATTGACTACTATGGAGGATTTGGCGGCATCGACGTAAAAAAGGCTCCGCCACCTGTGGATGCTGATCCCACTGACACTGTTAGTCCTGACGTTCTTTCACCTGTAGGGGACGACGATGGGGCAAGCATTTTTAACCAGATGAATATTACCACAGGAATGCCCGCCTTTTCCTCAGAAGATTATGACTACAATGACTACATAAAAAACTTTAGCGAAACTGAGCAAGAAAAAACAGGTGCTGGCAAAGACAAATCACTGAGCGGTTTTGTAGACTGGGCTAAAAATCAAATACAAACCAAACCAGAACTACTGATTGGCACAGCTACGGGCGTACCCGGCTTGGGTGCAATGATGGCAGTCGGTGCAGCTATGAACAGAAAAGAACAACTGAAAAATGCCAACAAAATAGCAGAATCCGGCGGAACCGGCGGTGCTATGTTCAAATTCAATAATCAAACTATTAGTCGTGCCCCCGGCAGCAGAATATACAGTGGCACTCTAGGTGGAATGACCCAGCAGCAAGTTGCTAATGTAGAGGCAATACGACGAGGATTTATTCCCGGCACAATGCAGGAGAACCAAGTTGCCGACGAAGATGGAGGCGGTTGGGAGCAAACTGGCAAGGGATATCTGACCAGCATCGGTGGCGCAGCTATGGACGCATACGGCACTGTTCACAGCGCATCCGGAGTTCAGGGAGGCAGTGCTAGTCAGGCCACTGCCCTGCGTGAAAAATTGTTTGTAGATGCTATGAACGAACGGGGAATTAGTCTGGCGGGAATAAATGTTTCTTCAGCCGCCCTCGAAATGAAACAAGCCCTAGATGCAAGTATGAGGGGCGGTATAGGCACGTTCGAAACTGTACGCCGACAGGACGGTTCTACGTACAATGATAATTTGGGAACAGCGCAAGATTTTGTCAAAAATTACGTAGTCGGTAAGTATGGATCAGGCACCACACAGGATGACGAGGGCAGCGGAACTGCAGGCGCGGGCACCACGTCCGTAGCGGGCGCAGTCCGTCCAAGTTATGCTTCTAGTGCATACCGCGCACCGGGTTCTATGGGCTACGAAGCAGGTCGAACTCCTGCCGATCTTGCGCGAAGACGAGTTGAAGTGGCTGTTGGTCTTCCCGGCAATGAAGAGCGTATGGCTGCTGCTAGAGAAGAAGAAGCCAAAAAACAGGCAGAAGCACAGGCCGCTAGAGATAAAGAAAGAAGACAAAAAGAGGCTGAACAAAGATATCGAGAACAGCAGCAGCAAGAAGATGACGATTTTAATCCTGCTGATCCCGGAGGTTTTGGTCAAGACACTACTTCTGGATTTCAAGATAGCTACACTGAACAAGAAATTGCCGGTGCGTACTTCGCAGACGGTGGCCGTGTCGGTATGCAGATGGGCGGAACCGCTCCACAGGCTGCACCAGCAGGCTTCGTAGAGCGTCCCCCATCACAGGTATCCGAAGCGGCCACTGTGGCTGACGACAAGCCTATGAGCGTCCCAGAGGGCACGTTTGTCATCAACGCTGCAGCCGTCGAAATAGCCGGTGAAACAGATATAGCCAAGATGCTCAACAAGGCATACGAAAACTATCGCGTTCGTGGTGGCAAGGAAGTCATGGGACGTACACCATCTAAGGAAGAAATCGACGTAGCCGTTTCTCGTGGGGAAGTTATCATACCTCCACACATCGCCAAGATCATTGGATATGACCGCCTCGAAAAGATCAATAATCGCGGCAAGAAAGAAACATCTAAACGTATCGAAGAAAACGGTCAACGCCCAGTGGGTGCTGCAGGAGGTGGATTCCTCGACGTGGGAAAGTACGCAGAAGGGGATGAGGTTCTTCCGACTCCCAAGCCCTCCCTTGTCGATAGACGTAGAGACGAAGCCCTTGCAGATGTAGAACTTCGCGCGGACTTAGAGTCGTACATCAAAGACGATAAACTAGCACGGCTTGGTTGGGACTTGTACTCTAAGGGCGAAATTGACATGACGGGGGTCATGCTTCGAAACCCCAATACAGGAGAGGATTACGCGGCGTCAAGTCTTGGCGGCATTTACTTTCCTAAAAAAGGACAGGAAATGTATCCCGGTCCTGTCGAGGTCGCAAAGGCAGATACTGATCAGACAGTGATGCCGACACTGGGAAAGATGCAAGTAGGAAAGGATATACGTACAGATATCCCGTCTATCTATTACTACGCAGAAAAGAATCCGGCTCTAGAAGTACGTAGGGATAAAGACGGCAAGATTATAAACACACCGCAAGAAATGAGTAGAGCAGGTGTATTTATAACGATGGCGCATGAACTTAGACACGCAGCACTAAATTATATCCACAATGAAGGTAAACTTAAAAATGTAATAGGCACTCCTCGTGCGGAAGAACGTCTGATGGACTACTACGATTATCACAATCGAATGACAGCATCTAAGTCCGACCCTTCAGTGCCACCTATTTCTCCTCTTTCTCTTCAGGCAGGTAGACAAGAGTTTGCTTCTTTTGACCCTATGCAGCGCGAGTTAAATGAATACTACGAAAACATAGCTGCCGCTGCTCTCAAAGGCAGAAAAGTCCCGCCTCGCGCAAAACGCATTAAGAAAAATTTCTTTAAAAAGTTCGTAAGTGATCTTTTTAACTAATTCGCTGGCTACCCGCTAACAACGGCCCCAGCACAACCGGAGCGGCTACCTACACGCCAAAGTAGCCCCGCTATCAAGAGGTAATAAAATGGCAAAAGCAAGAGGCCACCGTGCCAACAAACCTAACGATTCATTCGGAACAATCAACAATGACTCGTTATATCGTGGGAAGCACCGCGAAGATGTCTACAAAGACGACGAAGACAACGAAGCGGAAGAGACTGTAGAAGCACAAGACGCGGACCCCGAAGAGGCTACTCCGCAACAAGCAAGCAGTTTCGTAGAACAAAAGCAAGAAGCTGAACACGACTACAAGAAACGATATGACGACCTCAAACGACACTACGATACAAAGGTAAATGAATTCAAGCAGGAAATCGCGGAATTAAAAACGGTTATGCAATCTCCTCAAGCACAGATGCCGAAGGGGGTAGCAATGCCAAAGACTCCAGAAGAACTGCAAGCATTCAAAGATCAGTATCCAGAAGTGTTCGAAGTCGTACAGACCGTTTCATCCTATCAGGCTGAATCACAAGTTGCCGAACTCCGCGAGGAACTAGGTACAATCAAAGAGCGTGAAAAGGAACTACAAAAGCAGAAGGCTTACCAGCAACTGCTCAATCATCACTCAGACTTCGACGAGATCAAGTCAGATGAAAAGTTTCTTTCGTGGCTCGAAGAACAGCCTGAGTCAATCTCAGATGGCATCTACAAAAACAATACGGATGCTAAATGGGCGGCACGGGTCATAGACCTCTACAAGGCCGATACTGGTGTACCGGCAAAAAGGAAGAAGACCACAAAACCTTCTGCAGCAGATGCAGTTACTAAGACCTCCGCGAGAGAAGTAGCGACTGCAAAAGTAGACGGCAAGGTGTGGAAGGCTTCCGAAATCCGTAGTCTCAAGCCGTGGGAGTTCGAGAAACTCGAAGAAGAACTCGACTCTGCGCGTCAAGAGGGACGGATCGACCCTAACAACTAACCTTAACCTCAAGAAGGAAGGAAAGAACCAATGGCATTTGGTACTGCTGCAGGTTACGCAAACCTGCCTTCCGGTAACTTCGCACCGGAAATTTTCAGCCAAAAGGTTCTCAAGTTCTTCCGTCGTGCTTCGGTTGTAGAAGACATTACAAACACCGACTACGCGGGCGAAATTGAAAACTTTGGCGACACGGTTCGCATCATCAAAGAACCAACAGTCACTGTCAGTGCATACACACGGGGTTCCGTTGTAAACGCACAAGACTTGGCTGACGATCAAATCACGATGGTTGTCGATAATGCAAACGCTTTCGCGTTTAAGATCGACGACATCGAAGAGCGGCACTCGCACGTAAACTTCGAAGCACTTGCTACCTCATCTGGTGCATTTGCCCTGAAGCGTAAGTACGACGCCAATGTCCTGCAAGCCATGTCAGATGGTGCAGGCATTGCAGGTGCTGACGATGCCTCACTCTCTGGCGGGTTGACCACTACCAACTCTGCTCTGGGCACAGCATCCGCTCCAATCAACGTAGAAACCGACGATGCAGGCATCAACCTGATGCTGCTGATGGCACGTTCGCTTGACGATCAGTCTGTGCCGGAAGAGAATCGCTGGTTCGTAGCACCGCCGATCTTCTACGAGAAGATGTTCCAAGCCGGTAATAAAATGGCTGAAGTTCAGGTAACCGGCGATGGTACTTCACCACTGCGTAACGGTCTTGCTGTACCGGGCACCCTTGCTGGTTTCCGCTGCTACAAGTCCACCGCACTCAACTCAACAGCAGGTACCGATCAGGTAACTCTGTCTGGTGTGGCAACTGACGCCTCTGAGAATGTTATTCTCGCAGGTCACATGTCGTCCACCTCCACTGCTTCGCACATTGCTAAGACCGAAGTGGTTCGTTCAACTGAGTCGTTCTCTGACGTGATTCGTGGTCTGCACGTTTTCGGTCGCAAAGTTCTGCGTCCAGAAGCTGTCGTTCGCGGCGTCATTGACTTCGCGTAAGGGAGGGTTAAGTAAATGACTACTTACAATCATACCATTCCCGGTGGCGGCACTGTCGGACATCCCGGCAATGTTCCCCGGCCTTACATGGTCCAGTCTCGCATCTTCGATGCTGCTGACCAGAACCTGTCAGCTAACGATGTCGTTCAGATGATCGATGTTCCGGACAATACAATGGTTATTGGCGGATGTATCGATGTTCTTGAAGCAGGCGGTTCAGGCTTGACCTACGATGTGGGTCTCAGCACTGACATCGACGCTTTTGCTGACGGTGTTGACGGAAACGCTGACGCCATCTACCAGTTTAACCTCAAGGCTGCGGGCATCAATACTGTTATTGCTGCTGACGCCATTCAGGTTAAGGCACTGGGTGCAGGCGTAACTGCAGGACGCTTCCGCGTTATCGCCATCCTGTGCGATATCGGAACAGGTCCTAAGCAGACTGCTTCCGTAACTACGGGTACATAATACTTTTGGGGGCAGGGCAACTTGCCCCCTTTACTCCTTACTCAATTCATGTTATAAGCAATAACCTTTGCGGGGGATACACCTATGGCACCTAGAGCACCAGCCAAACCAAAGAAGAAGAAGTCAGGCAGTCCTACGCCTAAAAACAAGGCTCTCTACTCTCGTGTAAAAGCAGAAGCAAAGAAGAAATTCGATGTTTACCCAAGCGCATACGCAAATGCTTGGCTTGTTCGTACGTATAAGAAGCGTGGTGGGACGTACGCCTAATGGCCAAACCAAAGGGCGGCTTAACGAAATGGTTCAAGGAAGACTGGCGGGATGTAAAGACCGGCAAGAAATGTGGTCGTTCCGGATCAGAAAAGAAGAAGCGGCCCTATCCTGCATGTAGGCCAGCCAAAGTGGCCAAGCGCATAACCAAGAAAGAAGCAGCAAAGAAGACCGGACCACGCAAAGTGAACTGGTCTGTAACAGCTTCGGGCAGAAGAAGGAAGAAGTCCAGTGGCAAAAAAGCCTGACAACATGCCTGCCCGCAACAAGAAGAACTTTCGCCCTACCAAGAAGGGTGCGGGTATGACGAAGGCTGGGGTGGCTGCATACCGCAAGAAGAACCCCGGCAGCAAACTCAAGACTGCAGTGACAGGTAAAGTAAAACCCGGAAGCAAGGCAGCAAAACGTCGCAAGTCATTTTGTGCCCGCTCTGCAGGACAGATGAAGAAGTTCCCGAAGGCAGCGAAGAATCCGAATAGTCGTCTTCGCCAAGCACGGAAGAGGTGGAAATGTTAAACCTACTGATAGGTCCGATTTCTGAACTAGCTGGCACATGGCTACAGGGCAAGGTCGAAAAGACCAAAGCCGAAACAGGTGCGAAGGTCGCGATGGCAAAAGCCGAAGCGGTCATCATGGAAAAGAAAGCAACAGGTGAAATAGACTGGGACTTAGAAGCGATCAAGGGTAGTCAGAACTCGTGGAAGGATGAGTGGCTGGTTATCTTGTTTTCGGTTCCCCTGATCCTAGCATTCATACCGGGTATGGAAGATGTCGTCTCACACGGATTTCAACAACTGGAGCAAATGCCTGAATGGTACCAGTACAGCTTGGGCGTTATTGTTGCTGCAAGCTTTGGCGTACGAAGCGCAACGAAGTTCTTCGGAAAGAAATAGGCGTGGCTGACGTAACATTCGAACGCATCTCGAAATGGAAGCTTCTGCCCCGCTTTATGATGCTCGTGATGACACTGATGAGTTGGCGTTGTGCAGAGTGGTTTATGAACTTGGACAGCCCCACTGCAGCACAGTCCGCATTTGTAAGCGTTGTAATGGGAGCCATGACAGGTGCGTTTGGTATCTGGATGGGAGGAGAAAACAGAAATGAAACGAGTTCCAAAAAAACCTACGAAGAAAGACCTAACTAAGCGGCAAAAAGAAACTATGAAAAAGCATTCTAAGCATCATAGTAAAAAACATATGGCCGCAATGAAGAAGGACATGCTAGCAGGTATGTCGTTTACAAAGGCTCACGTACGAGCCAAAAAGAAGGTTGGTAATTAGATGAAGTATAACACTTCTCATTTTCTGGATAAACTGATTGCACACGAGGGCATGGTCCTCACTGTCTATCAGGATACGCTGGGTATCGACACAATTGGTATCGGACGCAATCTCAAGGATCGTGGTATCAGCAAAGAAGAACTGGATCACATGGACATCCCATCGATGGCTGTTGTGTACGAGCATGGTATCACAGAGGCTGATGCCCGCTACCTAGCTATGAACGATATGAAGATCGTCGAGGACGAACTGTGTCGCGTACACGAGTGTGTGAAGGACCTCGACTCCGTTCGACAATTGATTCTGATGGACATGGCTTTTAACATGGGTGTCCCCCGTCTCTGTAAATTCAAGCGCATGTGGAATGCGATACACGAAAAGAAGTTCGACGCCGCTGGACGGGAGATGCTCGATTCGCGTTGGGCGACACAAGTCGGTTCGCGGGCCACTAAGCTTTCGGACGCAATGGTCAAGGGAGAGTTCTGAACGTGAAACACGTCTTTCTCCTGTTCGTTTTCTTGGGCACGGGGGAAGACAAGAAGATGGTCAGCAACGATTTGTACTTTGCCGACCTCAATGATTGTGTGTGGTACGCACAAACCCTACACAAACAGGGAGAAAAGATAACCTCCTACTGTCTACCAAAACTAATCGACAACAACACGAAAGTATACTGATGGACCCCATTTCCGCAATGGCAACTGCTTCGGCAGCCTTTTCTGCAATCAAGAAGGGTTTTGCCGTAGGTCGGGATATCGAACAGATGGCGGGCGACCTGTCACGTTGGATGGGTGCCATGTCTGACTTGGAGCAGGCGGAGAAGGAAGCCAAGAACCCGCCGATATTCAAGAAGTTGTTTGCTGGACAGACGGTGGAGCAGGAAGCCATAACCGCCTTTGCCAATAAAGAAAAGGCAAGGCAGCAGCGATACGAACTACAGCAGTGGATAAGCCTGACGATGGGCAAGTCGAAGTGGGACTCACTCGTAGCAATGGAAGGTCAGATACGTAAGCAGCGCAAGGAAACACTCTACAAGCAGCGTGAACGCAGACAGAAGTTTGTAGAGATTGTAGCGTGGATACTGGTAGTTACTGCAGGTGCCGCAGCCCTATACGCTTTCGTCGTCTTTATGAAGGGGCAGGTTGCTCACGCTGCAGACCCAGAGTACGTGACCTGTCGGTTGAAGGGCTGCACCACCGTAGACAAGCAGAGGGTGTGCGTATATCACGGCGTAAACAATACGGTGGACACGTTGTTTTTTCGTATGGACGAGTGGTTCCCCCGCGAGTTTCAGTGTAAGTATGAGCCTAACGATGCCAAGCCACCAAGCATCCAAGAAACACTCAAAGCAATCCGCGAGTCACAAAAGAAATAAGTCCTTGCCAAACTGTTAAAATAGGTGTATAATGCTCTACAGGGAGACCGACATGAAACGACTTGCCTACGAAGCATTGAAGCACAAGTACGAGGCCCAACAAAAAGATGCACTCTTTGTATATGCGAATTACACGAACAATCCTGCTGCTATCGGTGAACATCCGGATTTGCTTGAAGAAATGGACAAGGCGGTCCAAGCTTGGGCGGATGCTGAGGACAAGCTGGCAGCACTTGCAGTTCTGGATAGCGAAGCTTAACGGGTACTAGATATGCCAGTATTAAATGGAGGTTCCAAGTTTGTTACCCAAGCAACGGCCCTGACAAATACGAATGATACGGATTGCTACGTTGTTCCGGCAAACTTTTCGTCCCACATTGAACACGTCCTGATAACCAACAACGATTCTAGTAATCGTAACTACACTCTAAAGTTTCACGAAGCTGATGCCTCGACTACACACACGTTGTTTTCGTCCCACGCAGTGACAGGCAAAGGTTCTGAATCACTCTTTACAGTAGACAAGCCTCTCTACTGCCACGCGGGTGACAAGATTATCGTAGCTGCAGGCACCGCTGACACCCTGACAGTCGTCGTTGCTGCCGAAGAATTTTACGAACCTCACAGGTAAAACATGAACTATCTCCAACTCTGCAATGCTGTTCTTCGAGAGATCAACGAGGTTGAAATCACTAACGTGGCTTCGACTAGGGGTATACAAACATCTGTTGCTGATTTTATCAACAAGGCTCAACGTGACATTATCAACTCAGAAATCGAGTGGCCGTTTACTGTTGTTAGTCAATCTTTCACAACTACTGCAGGAACAGCAGAGTATGCCAGAGAATCAGATGCGAAGACTGTTGATTATGACAGCTTTACTGTACAAGAATCCGCATCGACAGCAGAAAAAAAACTAAGATATCTTTCATTTAATGAATACTTAGATCGGCGCAATGAGACCGATACAAATCCCGACACGGGTTCACGTGCCCTGCCGGAGTTTATTTATAAGACGCCTGACCAAAAGCTAGGATTGTCTCCTGTACCGGACGTGTCCACCTACACCGTTAGGTACTACTACTATAAGACAGTCAGCGACATGTCCGCAAACACAGACACACCTACTATTCCAGAAAGATTTCACGACGTTATTGTAAATCGCGCTAGGTACTACGCACACATGCTACGCTCCGATGTGCAATTCTCACAGCTTGCATTGCGAGATTACACAGAAGGATTGTCTCGTATGCGTATCGAATTGATTAATCGTAAGGATTACATGAGAGCCGTCTAATGCCCGATACTTCCCTACTAAGTCCATTTGTTGTAAAGCTAGATGGCGGACTAATTCTTAACAGGGATTCGTTCTCTATGCCCCCCGGCGCGGCTCTTGAACTTATTAACTTTGAGCCGGATATTTCAGGCGGCTATCGTCGTATCAATGGTTTTTCAAAATATAATTCCACTATTGTCCCGCAGACGAGTGCTTCCACAGAAAAAATTCTTGGCGTGGCTATATACAAGGGCAACATAATTGCTGCACGAGGCACAAAAGTTTTTAAGGGTGGCACCAGCGGATCGTGGACAGAGATACAGACGGGCAGAACTGGTGCTGAACGCTACAGCTTTGTTACATACAACTTTGACAACAACGAAAAAATAATCTATGTAGACGGCGTTAATAACGCTGCCATATTTAATAATAGTTCCGTTACTGCTGTAAACACTACTGGCGCACCCGCTGATCCTGCAACTGTCGCTTTACACAAAAATCACATGTTCTTTGCGGGTATGTCATCCAACCCTCAAGAGATTGTGTTTTCTGCACCCTTTAGCGAAACAGATTTTTCTGCAGCAAACGGCGCAGGGTCAATCAAAGTCGATAGCACGGTAGTTCAGCTAGTCACTTTTCGTAACTCGTTGTTTATTTTCTGCGAAGATCAGATTCATCAACTTACCGGCACATCCATTGCTGACTTTCAACTGCAACCTGTAACGCGCAGAATCGGCTGTGTGAGTCAGCACAGTATTCAGGAACTTGGCGGTGACATTATCTACCTTGCCCCCGATGGGCTTCGCACCCTTGCGGGTACTGCACGTATCGGTGACGTAGAACTTGGTACAGTATCAAAGCAGATACAGGACAGGCTTCTGCTTACTAATATTAGTCTCGACAGAATTTCTTCTACTGTTATTCGTAATAAGAGCCAGTACCGCCTCTTTTTTGCTGCAGATGCTACTGTGGAAACAGGATCAAAGGGCATAGCTGCCGTAATTAAGCAGTCCTCCGAAAGCGGAGGTATGGGGTTCGAGTACGCTGACTTGCAGGGCATCAAGCCTGCCTGCATGGCATCCGGCTTTATCGACAACACCGAAACAATCGTTCACGGCGGTCACGACGGTTACGTATACAAACACGATGATGGTAACACTTTTGATGGGACTTCTATACCCGCACGATATCGATCTCCTGACTTGAATATGGGAGATGCAGGTGTTCGCAAAATGATGCAAAGAATTATTTGGAACTACGAAAACGAAGGCACGATGAATTCCAACTTTCGTATTCGTTATGATTTTCTTTCTAGTGACACTCCTCAACCTGCAGAGTACGCCCTAAGCACCGGAGGAAGCGCAGCTATCTACGGCGATCCTATTAGTAAGTACGCCACTGCGGTGTATGGATCGTCAGGCGCACCTCTGGTACGTCAGTCCGTAGAGGGTGGCGGATTTACAGTGGGTGTGCGTGTGGATGACCGCAGCGGACTTGCACCCTTTTCAATCAAGGGTTATCAACTAGAATTTACTCCGGGAGGGAGACGTTAAATGGCAGGATATTCCGCACGGCAGTCAACCTACGTTGATGGCGACGTTATTGATGCAGCAGATTCCAATGATGAATTCAACCAGCTTTTAGCCTCGTTTGTTAATACCACTGGTCACAAGCATGATGGCACAGCAGGTGAGGGTCCGGTTATCGGACTCATTGGCGATCCGGGAGTAACGACCCCCTTAAACAAGGTTGTTGTTGACAACCCCAACAATCAAATCGAAGTAAGTGTAGACGTATCAGGTACGTCCACCGAACAGGTTGTCTTTAAGGACGGCGTGATTGAGCCGACAACTGACAACGATATCGATCTGGGTTCATCGGGCAAGGAATTTAAGGACCTCTATATAGATGGAACGGCTCACGTAGATGCCATCAACTTCAACGGCACAGCCATAACATCCACTGCTGCTGAACTCAACATCCTAGACGGTGTGACATCGACTGCGGCAGAACTTAATATCCTAGATGGCGTAACATCCACAGCAGCAGAAATAAATATCCTAGACGGTGTAACCTCGACTACGGCAGAACTCAATATCTTAGATGGTGTAACATCGACTGCAGCAGAACTAAACATCCTTGATGGTGTAACCGCTACTGCGTCAGAGTTGAACATTATGGATGGGGTAACAGCTACCACATCTGAACTCAACATTATGGACGGTGTTACTGCTACGACTGCAGAACTCAACCTGATGGATGGTGGCACATCTGCTGGCACAACGGCAGTGGCTGGTGCTGACGGTCTTGTAACTAATGACGCCGGTACTATGCGGCAGACCACAGTTGACACTTTCGACACGTACCTTGCTGCAACCACAAAGACCCTAACAAACAAAACAATCGACGCAGACAACAATACCCTGTCGAATATCGAAGTGGACAACCTCAAGTCGGGTGTTCTCGATACGGACCTGTCCAGTGTTGCTGGCACAGATACGACGCTGGCATCCGCTAAAGCTATTAAGGCATATGTAGATGCACAGATACAGACAGAAGATACGCTAGAAGAACTAAACGATACCAATATATCATCTCTTGCATCTGGTCACGTTCTTATCTATGATGGCTCTGACAGCTTTGACAACAAGGCTATTTCTGGTGATATTACGCTGGCCTCTACAGGTGCAGCAACGATTGCTAATGATGCAGTTGAAACAGCAATGGTCAACGAGAATGTTATTAGCGGTCAGTCTGCTATTACGTCTGGTGATGTTAGTATTACTAACGATACTCTGCTGTTACATGACGCATCAGCAAGCGCACTTAAAAAAGTTACAGTCACTAACCTTATCTCTAGTGCCGGTGGCCTGACAGAAGTGGTGGCCGACACTAGCCCACAGCTTGGTGGCGACCTTGATGTAAATGGCAACGACATCGTATCCACGTCAAATGGCAATATCGACATCCTACCAAACGGGTCGGGTAAGGTAAACATCGACGGCAATGGTTCATCTGGTGGTGTGACCATTTCAGATGGCTTAGTTGATATCCGCACTGGCACAGGTTCTCGTTCACAAGTTAAATTTTATTGTGAGTCAAGTAACGCACACGCACAAACTATACAGGCACAACCACACTCTGCGTCAGTTACAAATACTCTGACTCTTCCTGCTGGCGGCGACCAAGAAATTGTTGGAACAACAGCTACTCAGACTTTGACCAACAAAACTATTAATGCCAGTCAGCTTTCTGGCACCGTAGCTAACGCACGACTTGATGCAGATTTACAAGCAATTGCTGGTCTGACATCTGCAGCGGATAAAGGTATTCAGTTTACCGGCTCTGGTAGCGCAGCCACATACGACCTTACAGCAGCAGGAAAAGCCCTACTTGATGATGCCGATGCAGCAGCGCAGCGTTCAACTCTAGGGCTTGGTACAGCAGCAGTCGCAGCTACAGGCATTAGCAGTGGTAATGTAGCCGTATTTACGAGTGGTGCTGCTGACAATGACTTTCTTCGTATTGACGGTACATCCATTGAAGGGCGTTCCGCATCAGAAGTTATCTCAGACATCGGTGCTGTAACTGCTGCTGATGCTGCTAACGAAGCGACAGCCCTTGCAATTGCGCTGGGTTAACCTTGACAATCAACGATTAATAACGTATAATATATCCGAAGAGGGATAATCTATGGCTAACACATTTAAGGTAGTATCGCATGACGTTATGCCAGCATCTAGCGGTACGCCAGAAGACTTGTACACCTGCCCCGGCAGTACCACCACAATAATCTTGGGTATGGTGCTTTCAAACGTACACACCAGCCAAGTCACAGTAAGTGTGAAGCTGGTTAGTGATACATCAGGCGGTGGACGTACAGCGACCAACACGACAACATTCTTGTTGAAAGATGCCCCGCTTCCTGTGGGTTCATCTCTTGAAATACTTGCTGGCAACAAAGTAGTCCTTGAAACAACAGACAAGATTCAGATTGACTGTTCTGTTGCTGACAAGGCTAGTGTAACTATGAGCATCATGGAGATAACCTAATGCCGTATATTGGTTCTGGGGTATCACGATTTAATACGGCTGACAGTCTCACTGTAAGCGGCACTACCACACTTACGGGTAACGCAACAGCGGCGGGTACGCTTGATGTTACTGGCGCAATAACATCAAGTGCTGGCGCAACAATCACTACTGACGACAATAGTGCAAACCTAACACTCAAGTCTACAGACGCAGATGGTGGTCGTGGTCCTGATTTAGTATTAACAAGAGATTCTGCTTCTCCCGCCGACGGTGATGCTATCGGATTTATTAGTTGGACTGCTGATAACGATGCCGGTGCAGACCATGCATTTTGTGGAATTGAGGTGCTTGCATCAGATGTCAGCGACGGCTCTGAAGATGCAACTTGGTCATTAATGACACAGGTTGCTGGTACATCAAGGTCACGCTTTTCCGCAACTCCCACAGAAACTGTACTCAACGAGGACAGCGTAGACGTAGACTTCCGTGTTGAAAGCAACGGCAACGCTAATATGCTTGTTGTTGATGGCGGTAATGATAAAGTCGGTATCGGCACAAATTCTCCCGCAAGAACACTAACAGTCAATGCAAGTGAGAATAGGGTTGCAAGCATAACTCATACAGCCGGAACATATGCTTTTGCTACTTTCTCAGATGCAAATACATCCAATGATGGTTCCGTAAGAGTTGGTGCATTAACAAACGATTTGGTGATGTTTTCTGGCGGCTCTGAAACCGCCCGTCTTTTGTCCGGCGGTGGCCTTACCTTCAACGGCGATACGGCGGCGGCAAATGCGCTGGATGATTATGAAGAAGGCACTTGGACGCCGACATTTTTTGGCTCATCCACTGCGGGAACTTACACTTACACCACAAGTG